TGGTACAGGACAGAAAGTTCGTGGACTAAAGTATGGAGCATACCGTCCAACTTTAACAATAATTGACGATGGAGAGGGCGAATCAAACAGCACTACCCCTACAGCAAGGGATAAATTCAGAAGATGGTTAAACGCAGCGGTTATTCCTGGTTCTGGAGACGCAAAACTTGTATTTATAGGTACAATCGTAGATACAGACGCATATTTAAATAGAATTGCGGGACCACTAGCGTATGATAAAGAAGGAAATTATAAAGTCAAGGGTTGGAGGTCGTTATTTTTTCAGGCTGTGCCTCAAGATTTACCAAAAGGAAAATTTGGAACTTCTGGCAACGAGTTTACAGACAAAAAAGGCAATGTAAAGGTTTTGTGGGAAGATAGGCGTCCCTATTCGTGGTTAATGGCGGAAAAAGAACGCTTAAAATCAGAAGGTGACATTGCATATTTTTATCAAGAGTATCAAAATATACCTGTTGATGACAGTTTTCGCATATTTAAACAAAAAGATATGCGATATTGGGAAGGTAGGTATATGTATGAGGACGAACAAAGCTTTATAATGCGTACCGATGAAGGCAGAAGAGTAAAATTGCCTGTAAATATGTTTATAGGCGTTGACCCAGCATCAAGTGAAAACGTAAAAGCAGATTATACGGTAATTATGGTAATAGCAGTAGACAAAGAGTACAATATTTACGTTCTTGACTACTTTCGAGGGCAAGTTGCACCGATGGATGGAGCTGATAAATTATTTGAGCTAGCGGACATGTATCATCCAAGAGATATTAAGATTGAAGAAACTGGACATGTGATGCTAGCTGATTATGTTCGAAGACATTCAAAAGAAACGGGAAGGTTTTATAATATTAATACTAGAAAGGCAATTAAGGCAAAATACTATCGAATTAAACAAATGCAACCTCATTTTGCGTCGCATTCTGTATTTCTTAAAGAATCCCACGAGGAATTGGAAACAGAGCTTTTAAATTTTAAAGAACATGGTACATTTAAAAAAGATACTCTAGATGCACTTCGTTGGGCAATAGATGACATTTGGGCGCCTGACGTAGAGCAAAACGAAAAAGGGGAGTGGTTGCCACCGCCACCTATTACAGAAGTAGATTGGGAAACAGGTCAAATGTTTAGCGCTGCGGATTTTGTTGAAGCCTAATGGGAAATTTTGATATTGATTTAAACTTCGGTCAAATATACGAAGAAAAAATAAGAGAACTTTTTGAAGGCGAAGGAAGTATTGAGGTAAAAACCGAGCGCGATATTTGGGCGGATACGGGAAATATTGCTATTGAAATTCGTTCCAGGGGAAAACCTTCTGGTCTTTCTATTACAGAAGCAAAGTGGTGGATTCAGGTATTTACAGTAGACAAAGATGTTAAGTTTATGCTGATGTTTCGCGTTGATAAATTACGCAAAGCCGTTAAGTACCTGTATATCAATGAGTTAGCGCCAAAAATAAATGGCGGTGATGACAATACTTCTGAGTTAATCCTGGTCCCTATTTCAACTTTGCTTTTGTTAAACAAAAAATTTTGAATTTACTGTAACATTTTTGTAACATTTACCTATAACATATGTTAAACTTACGTCAGCTTGAAACTAAGAAAATTTCAGCAGAAGAAGTCAGGGCAGATTATTTGCTTTTTGAAAGTTCTTCTGATGAGTACCGATACCAAATGGCAGAGGACCATGAATTTTACTTAGGCTCACAGCTTACTAAAAGTCAAAAGAATTACTTGCTCAGTGTGGGGCAACCCCCCGAAGCTAACAATAAAATACGTCCCGCTGTCGAGCAGGTTTTAGCGAATATTGCCGCATCTGCTCCTGAATGGGATGTTCACTCTGTGGGCAAGACCGACAATGATGCGGCATTCGTCTTTGACCAATTACTTGATAAAATATGGTATGAATCGGATGCGGATGTCCATTTTCGTCAAGCATGCAAAGATTTTATTATTAAAGGGTTGGCGTATATGTATATCTACCCTGATTGGCAAGGAGATGGCGGTTTAGGTACTATTAAAGTAAAACGAATGCCACCTGAGTCTATTTTTGTAGACCCAAACAGTTCAATGCCTGATTTTAGCGATGCTAGCTCAATTATCTACTCCGACCTTCATACCAAAGAACATTTAAAAGTATTATTTCCTCAATACGCCAAACAAATTGATGACGCAGAAGAAAACCATCAAAGAAATGAACAGGAATCTGGAAAGTATTCGCGAGACAATGTTGAAACCAGGGGAAGTAATGATTTAGACCATCAATCTAGAGTAAGAAAGTATTGTTACTTTAAAAAAGTAAACATTCCTCATGCTTTAATTTTGGACGTAAATACTGGAAAAAATCAACTATACAATCAAGAAGAATATAAGGAATTAATAAAAGACGATAAATATGAAGACTTTTTACAAGAAGGAATTATTACAGAACAATTAACGTATCAAACAAAAATCAGAGAAGTGTTTGTTGTTGGTGACACAGTTCTTTACGATGAGATACTTCCAATTTCTGAGTATCCTATCGCAGTAGCTTGTAATGAACATGCGGGCAATCCATTTCCAAGTGGCGACGTAAGGCACGCTAAAACCCCTCAACGCATGCTCAATAGGACTGAAGCGTTGATTATTTCGCATACCAATGCTACTACAAATTTTAAACTTCTTTACGAAGACGGTGCTATTGATGCTAGTGAAATACAAAAATGGCATATACCAAATGCAATTATTCGAGCAAATCCTGGCGCATTAGCAACAGGAAAAATAAAAGAATTTGCGCCTCCTGCTGTGTCTTCTCAGTTATATACTGAAAAATCACGATACGAAGTAGATATTGAAACTGTATTTGGCGCATATAAATTTTTACAAGGAAACGCTCAAGGCGCCCCTGGCACTGTTGGAGAGGCACAGATTATGGACGAGTCTTCTTCTAGAAAACAAAATTGGAAAATTTTACCTATTTACGATATGTTAACTAAAACAGCTAAAGTTGTAACACAGTGGATGCCAAGCGTATACGACCAACAGCGCACATTGCGAATTGTCAGTCCAGTTGGAGATGAAAGCGAGTTAACATTAAATATTCCTGTTATTGACGATAAAACAAATGCAGTTAAAAAACTATATGACATGACAACATCGCAATTTGATGTTCGAGTGGTAGTGGGTTCCACTCGTTCTAAATCCCCAATGGCAGAATTACAAAAAGATTTAAGTCTTCTTAATGCAGGCATTTATGATAAAACGCAAGTCATTATGAACATGAAAGGCGATATAGATAAAGCGTCATTAATGCAACGCATGGGAGAAATAGCAAATTTACAAGCGCAGTTACAACAAGCGCAGGAAGAACTCAAGAAAATGCAAGGTGACTTGCAAACTCGTGAGAGGGAAGTGTTCCATGCCAACATGAGGGCTGAAATAAGTGAAGCTACCAAACCAGTTTCTGAGGCGGTAAGCAACATTAAGTCCAGTGCAAAGTTGGAACAAGCACGACAAAGAGACAAGACTCGCATGGTCGGTGAAGAATTGTCTGTCGTAAAACAAGCGATTAACTCAGAATCCAAAGCTCCGCAAGCATAGCGGATAACTTTAAAGGAGCATCGTAATGACAAATGAAGACCAGAAAAATCAGAATGAGACAATGAGCGAAGATAACCTTTTTGCTGAACTCGATGAGTTCAATACAGGCTCTTCACCTGAAGCTGAACAAGAACAGCCAGTAGAAACACAGGAAGCTGTCGAACAGCCCGCAGAAGTTCAAGAGACTCAACCTGATGAGAAAGTTGATAAAGTAGAACCAGAGCAAAATGAATCCGAGATTGAGCAATGGTTAATCGAGAACAAATTCAAGAATGATGAGGAAGGTAAACAGAAGTTAGCAGACGCTTACAAACAACTCCAGTCAAAAACAGACAAAGAAAGAAATGAGTGGAGTAATCAAAAAGAAAAGTTTGATAAGCTAGCTCAACTAGACGACTTCCTCGCCAGTAATCCTGATGTTGTAAAAAACCTTACGGATTCCGTACAGGAAAAACAAAAGGATATGAATGCACCGCCAGTTAAGCCTGAAGATTATGATATTCTCGATGAAAGCATTGATAACTCTAGCTCCGCTAAATGGAGAGCAGAACAAGACCAATGGCTAATACGTCAAGGTGCTACTCAAGCCATGATGGAAGTGGAAAAGTTAAAGTCTGAACTCTCAGAGTCTCAGGCATTTGACGCTGAAACCGAACAGCTACAGAAAATGGGGTTAAGCGATACAGATGTTGTTGAATACAGGCAATTTATGGCTGACCCAAATAATGTATCTCAGGAGAACTTGGTGGAAATCTGGAAAACTTTATCGAACAAAGGGAATAGTCCTCAACCAAAATCGAATGAGCAAACTCCTAAGGTAAAAAATAAACCGAATAGCGCAGCCTCTGTTAGCGGAAATGCGCCTCAAGCTATTGAACCAGAAGAAAAAGCTGTAGACGATTTTTGGAACGGGATTATGGAATTTAATAATACTAATACATAGTGTTATAGTCTCTTTTTTTTAAGTGTACTGTAACATTATTGTAACATAAATAGGAGGCATTAAATGTCTACAACAAGTTACGGTACTGGTACTGCCCTTCAGTTCTCGGACGCATCTCAAAGACAAGTCCTTGAATTAGGGTCTAAAATCCATTACTACAATCCTAATGCTACTCCCATTTTCTCTATGTTCGGAATGAAGTCAGTGGTGACTCCAGTCCCTATTTTTGAGTGGATGGAAGACGAGTATATGATTAAAAAAAGTGAGAAGTTCAATGTAACTTCTTCAGATGTTGCCGATACAGCAACAGGTGGCATAAATGGTCATCACACAATTCTAATAGCTGAAAGGCAAGCTCAAATGGAAATGTTTGAAGTTGGCGGCATCTACTCTGCTAGCATTGCAGGTGGCTCAGCAGCTCTTCAAACTGATGTTACTCATTTTATTTGTATTGCTGTTGGAAAAGATGTAAACCATGCTAGTGCAACAGATAAAATGGCTCAGTTTCTTGGGGCGCATGCCCATGCTAGTCTTGATGCTTATAACGTAGAAGCCTGTGCTGATGGTTCGGACCTAATTACAGCAGACGCATCTGGTGTTTTAACATTAGAATACGTTGCAAATGCTGGTCTTTTTTACGACAATGCAACCGCAACATCGTATTATGGGTATCAAACTCATAGCGCAACTAGCGGTTTTGGTGAAATTACTTTTGCTGACGCTGATTATTTTATGCGCGAAAATGGCGTAGCAGGTATTGCTGAAGGTTCTGCTGTTGGTGTGGAAACTCGTAAAAAAGTTCGTAGGTTGAAAAACTGTACGCAAATTTTTCGCGAACCATATACGGTAACTGGAACTGCAAAGGCATCGAAGCACTATGGTGGTTCAGAGCTAGCAAGATTGCAAGCTAGAAAGTTAGCAAAAATCAAAGGAGATATTGAATGGGCTATTTTAACAAATGGCGCAATTTCTCTTGATGCTACTGCTGAAAACCCAAAAAGAACTTTTCAAGGTTTTGATGTTAGCGCTTCTAATGGAGCGGTTACATCCTTGAATGGTGCTAGCAATTCTAATATGCAATGGGATTACAGCGCTGGTCTTTCTAACCTAGATGGTGTCTCAGAATATCTATTCCATGACATGGTTTCAGGTTCGATGAGAAAAACGGTATTTTGTTCTAATAAGTGGCTTGTGCAACTTGTTGCTGCTACAAGAATTGCTGATACTGGTTTTTACGATACTGGTGAAAAAACAGCAACTGGTCTAAGAGTTCGTTCTTACATGGGTCCAGTTGGTCAGTTAGACTTTATCCCTCATCCATACTTAAATGGTTCTTTAGAAGATTACGCTGTTGCGGTCGACCCTGCGAATTTTTCAATTCGTCCGTTGGCTGGTCGTAACATGCAACTTCGTAAAGACATTGTTAAGGATGGTCGTGATGGTCAAACTGATGAATGGCTAATGGAAGTTGGCGTTGAGATTCGC